TTGCCAACCTTATATATGCGTCGATAAGTTCCTCGACAGTACCTTTTTGCTGACTTAATGTGTTTGTTTCTGTATCAAGTTCAATCACAAGTTCAGGTACAATGTTTCTTAACTGACGCATAATGTCATACATTCTGTTTTTTGCTCTTTCTGCTTCTTCTTCGGTCAAAGTTCCGCTTTGCAACTGCGCTTCGAGGTCATACAATTCATCTGTTAATGATTTCGCCTCGTCTGCTTGCACCTCAAAGCTTGTTGTCAGGTTTTCGGCTTTATCTTTGAGGTCGTCTATTTCCTCACCTAAAGCTTTTACCTCTTTATGAAACTCCTCGGCGGCAGTTGTAGCTTGCCCTGCCATTAGTTTATAAGACAACAAGCCTGCTGTTAGAGTGGCTAACACAGTAACTACCAAACCTATCGGGTTAGCCGCCATTGCCGCATTAAGTCCTAATTGTGATACTTTGGCGGCGTCCATAGCACCCTTCCAAACCTCAATAGCTTTGACAACAGAATAAATCGTTTGTGATACATTCCAAGCCGCCATTCCAGCGCCTATGCCTGCGATTACCGAAAGCAAAACATTCGAATTGTCGATTATCCACTTAAATGCGCTGATTATCGGTTGTAAATCAGCGTCTTTTATTCTCTGTGATAGGTCTTTAATCTGTGGAAGTAAACCTTCGCCGATTTGTATAGCGGCATCAATAATGTTGTTTTTTAGTATCTGCAATTGGCTCGCCGTTGTTTCGTAGCGCTGCTGTGCTTCTTTAGTTAGCGCTGTGTTTTCTCGCCAAGCTACATTAGCGGTTTCTATCGCTCTGCGCATTGTATCGCCTGCGCTTGCGGACCTTAACAGCGCATCACGCATCCTTACTTCTGTCAATCCCATATTTTCTAAAATTACAACGCTTTCTTTGCCCGCCTTGCCTAAACCTTCCACAAATTTTATAACAGCTTCGGCGGCATTGCTTTGAAACGTGCTTTTGAACTGCTCAACGGTCATTCCAGCAACTCGGGCGTAGTCTTTTAGACTTTCGGCGTTAGTTTGTACCGCCACATTCATATTTGTAAATACTTTTGAAAATGCACTGCCGCCCGCTTCAGCTTCTATGCCAACCGAGGATAAAGCGGTAGCAATCGCCAAAATATCCGATTCTGTCATTCCGGCTTGCTTTCCTGCGCCTGCTAACCTCATTGACATAGCGGCAATATCTTTTTCGGTTGTGGCGAAACTATTACCCAAAGCAACTATTGTGCTTCCAAGGTTAGAAAACTGCTCTTGCGGCATTTGTGTGATATTTGCAAATTTAGCCAATGTTTGAGCCGCTTCTTCGCCCGCCAAGTTCGTCGCCGCACCTAAATCAGCAATTGTCCTTGTAAAACTCAAAATATTATCTGTTTGTATCCCTAATTGCCCTGCGTTTTCGGCTATTGCCGCCAAATCTGTAGCCGCAACAGGAATTTCTTTTGCCATCTCTCTTATGCCATCCGAAAGCCCCTGCAATTCCTCTTTCGAAGCGTCAACCGTCTTGATTACTCCTGCAAACGCACTTTCATAGTCCATTGCCGCCTTGCCCGAAAATACAATTGCAGTAGTAATCGCCGCAACCGCTATTTTTACGGCGTCTAATGTCTTTTTAAGGTTATCTGCCGCTTTTTTGTGTTCCTCGCTGTTTTTAGCCGCTTCAATTTGTGCTTTGCTATAATCTTTTATGGCTTTTTCGTTTGCTTCAAGCTGTTTTTGGGCGGCTTGCAGGCTCGCTTCGTTTTTGTTTAACGCCGTCTGCCATTGTTTGGTGGTGGTGTTTGCTCTTTCGTAGTTTTTCTCTGCTTCGCTTAATTCTTTAGATAATTTTTCAATGGCTTTTTCTTGCTCTGCAATTTCTTTTTCGGTAGCATTAGATGATGATTTCATCCCGTCCAAAGCGCTTTGGGCCGCAGAAAGTTTGCCTTTTAGATTTTCAACCTCTTTAGCGTAATCAGATGTATTTTTTTGGCTTTTCTCTAACCCCTGCCTTGCAGCATCTTCCATCTTGCTGTAACCGCTTATTTGGGCTTCTAACTGTGCAGATTTTGACCTCAAAGCCTCCATGCTTTTTTCGTTGCTTGCAAACGCAGAAGCCATCTTTTGAGTTTCCGAAGTTAAAAGTTTGGTGTCTATGCTTAACTGACGCATTGCTTGTCTATATTCACGTTCCCCGGCAATCGCTATGCGTGGCCCTATACTGTTCATAATCTCACCTGCCTTAAAAATGGGTATAAGAAAAGACACTTTCGATTTGAAAGTGTCTTTTTGTTTATTGTGATTTTGTGTTTATTGCAGAATGTTGAAAATTATTTAAATTGCGTCTTAAATTGCGTCTGGGAAGGGGTCATAAAAACCGGGCTTCTTTTTAACCCCTTCAAATTCAAAATGCACATCAAGTAATAATTTTAGCTTTTTAAGGGTTGCCCGCCACGTTTCTTTCTCAGAAAGATTTAAAATTTTTACTCCAAAATAGAACCACTCGGCAATATCAATCGCCAAGTGGTCGGTTAGTTTGGGTCTGCTTCTTCCTCTCCCTCGGGCATTGAAAACTTAAACGCATTAAGTAATGCCAACGTTAAATCGACCATCAATATTTTGCCCTCGGCGTCCTTGTCGTTTAAAGCAATCCTGCGGCAAAGCCACTCTGCGGTTATCGGCTGCCATTTATCGTGCGGGAAATCCTCGTTGTGACATTCTATATCATCATTAATGAAAACAACCGCTATTTCTGCAAGTTCTTTAGCGCTTGCGTTGAAATCTACCAACCTTCCAAAAACTTCCGAAAGGTTTTCATACTGTTTTTGCAGTTTTTCCATCACACTCAAAGTTAAAATGATGTTATATTCTTTGCCGCCGACAGAAATTATATTTTTGTCAGGTCTTAATTCTCTCATAGGGAAAAGGGGCGATTTACGCCCCTGTTCAACTCCTTTCTACCAAGTTTCCTTCGGCAACCGTTAAAGCGTCCAAGGCGTCATCAACTTGTGCTTGTGTCGGGTTTATAGCCGCCGCCACTGCTTGAGCGTGTGCTAAAGCGTTCGCAAACTCAACCCATGAAGCAGATGTATAGTCCTCGGGGTCAAGTTCCAATGCGTCCGATATTGCACTGTTCAATGCTGTTTTGTCAGCAGGTACGCCAATCCCTGCGATAGCGTTAAGCCACGCTTTAGCGTCAGCCTCGGTGTCAACGGTAATCTCTCTTTTCCACTTGCCTGTAATGTCACGCTCAACAACACCTTCCAGGGTTGGAGTTCGATATTGTGTAGCGCCCTCTTCACGGGTTTGTCCTTGTATGTTCGGTTCTCTGAATTTTACTTTTGTCAACCAAACTGCACGCCATTTCCTGCCACCGTAATGCGCAACAGGCATATAGCAGCCAAACCCAACATAAGGCGCAACATCATTTTCCGACGATACAATTTCCGTAATTTCAGGCTTGCCGGGGATTCCTGCTGATACCGTTTTGTTGCCTAACAGAAACGCTCTCTTTTCAGGTAATAGTCTTGTTGCTTCAAATGTGATTGTGCCACCTGTAAATATAGTTTCGCTTTCAACTGGTCTATCACTACCCCATAAAGATGATTCTTCTGTGGTAATATTAACATCGAGGTTTCTTGCCTCCTCAATATCCATACCGTTATCGTAGCTGACGACACCGTCAACTTCGGAAAGTTTTGCAACTACGGGATATCTCAATCCTATCTGCGCCATATAATTACCTCCTATAAACTATAATTTTTCAAATCGTTTTCTACGCTTTTTCCCATTTCTTCAATTACTCGTTTTTTTACTTTATTGACAGCGGGACGAACAAAGGGTGTTTTTTGTCTGACGGATGAGCCGCTTTCAATCGCTCTCGCCAACAAAGGGTTTGGAACGCCTTTAGGGTATTTTGTTGTCTTAAAACTACCGTAACCGTCAAAGCCAACCTTGGCATTGATGTTTCCTCTGTGGTCGGTGTCAATCGGGGTTATTCCCAAAGAGTCAAGCAAGTCCTTTTTTTGTTCTTTAGGTACTCCGACAAATTTTTCGCCGTCTTTAAGGCGTCGGAATTTATCCTCCGGCAAGGCTTCAAGATGTTTTCTTATTTCGTCAGCCACTATTCCTGCGCCTTTGGCAACAGCGTTTTTACAAATACGAGTGGAGTCAGCGCCCATTTTCGCAAGCGCTTCGCCCCACTCGTCCAAGCCTTTAATGGTCATATTAGCCATAGCGCACCCCCTCAAACACCCACTCATAGTGGATGTAATCGGTTTCGTTCTCATGCTGCACAGAATTGAGCCGCCAAGATATATCACCGTTATTTAAAGCGTTTTGAATTTCGATTATGTTTTCGTCAAATTCCGTTTTGGTGAAATAGTCAATCGTGCCTTCCAAGGTCTGATTTACCATTGTATCATTGCCCCAGTCGGACGTGCTTTGACTATCTTCTGCCCACACCATGTATTTGTTCGTCTGTTTGTGTGCCCTGTAATGATATACAGGCACATTGATTTTCCTGCCGAGTTCGACAAGTAAATCTTTAAACTCAATTACAGTCATAGTTTTGCTCAACCCTTTCAAGCGACAAGTCCATTACATCAAGGTTTTCAATGTACTGAACCTGTTTAATGACATACTGCTCGCCGTTGACAACCGCAATATCCTGTGTTGATATGTTGCGGCGCGTCTGCACTCTTAATAATCGGTCTATCTTCGCATTATTCTGCAAGTTAAGGTTGTACCTTGTTATGCCGACAGTTCGCTCCCTAAATCGCAAAACTTCTTTAAAACAAGGCTTTACGACAGGGCGCAAGCCTTCTTCTGCGATATTTTTAAGTCCGTAGATTTTTACAATTCCGTCATTGAATGTCTGGTTCTTCTGTTCCTTCATCATCATCACCGCTTATCAAATAAAGTGTGTTGAGTTCCGAATTGAAATTTCTCTGAAATTCCTCGAGGGCACTGGAACGCACATATCGACAGTAGTCCATCAGCAAAGCAGTATGTAGCCCTTGTTTCGTGAAGTCAAGTTCTTTGCCTGCAACCATGTTGAGATAGTCAATACCTCGTTCGATTATCTTTTCCAGTTTGCAATCTGTTGCTTGGTCGTCCCACGTGATGTCTAGATAGTTTTTAACATCTTGCAGTAAGGTTGATGACTGCATAACGCCACCTACTTCTTTTTATTCTTTTTGCCTGACTTTTTAGTGTTTTTAGGCTTTTCGGGTTCTTTTTCTTCTGCCTGTTCTGTCTGCTTGTTGTTCTGGGGTTCGGGTGTGTCGCTGATACCCTCCACAAAAGAACCTAAAGCGGACGAGGATAATTCCTCGTACCGCTCTTTGGTTAACTCTATTTTCTGCCCTTTTTGATAGATTACTTTTGTAATCTTATCCTTAAAGGGCTTTAAAACTCTCACCAACATAGCAATCACCTTATGCTATCGGGGTGTATGTAACAACTATTACATACGCCTCGGTTATGCCTTCATATTCGCAAGTAATGACTATGACGTTTTGTCCTTCTTCAAGCGTAATCCCATAACCTGCCTCCGTCGGTGATACTGCTTCGCCGTTGTGGGTTACGGTCAATGTGGCATTGTCGCTCTTAGGGGTAACCGTAAGGACCGCATCTTCCATATCTCCTGCGCCTTCGTAGTAGTGAACGTTTGCGTCAAATGCACCAACATTAATCGGGTCGCCGTTTGCGTCTTGTATCTCTATTGCATCAAGCCTTGCGTCAACATAGCCTGCAACCCTAACAACAGGATAGTGCGGTTTAAGCCCTGAAATATCAAGATATAAGAAACTGTTGTTGTCAAGCGGTCTGCCTGTACCGTACAGCTTTATAAGATATACCCTTTCGTCCTCAAGGAATTTGTACTCGTCAGAATATTCAATCCTTCCTGCCTTACCTGTGCCAAGCACAGCAAGATAACGCTTGCTTAAACCAAGCACAGCCTTGCCCTGTTCAACATAAGCCGACTGAACAACTTTAGTCGGGAAGGGGAATATGTCTTTTACATAGCCACCTTGCGGCGTCTGATAAGTGGTAGCAGGGAATATCTTTGTTAGATAGTCCACGGGGTTAACTATCAGCAACACTTCGGTCACGTTCCTGTTGAGTAGGTTAGGACCGACAGCCAACTGTGAAATTAAACCGCCGTATGTGTCGGGTGAGAAGTCCGCTACAGGAATAGCAACCTTTGCGGCATAACCGGTAGCTACATTGAAGTTTGTCAAATCTCTTGTCATACCGATAGGCTCATAAATGGGTTGCGCGGGGTTTCCTTCTGCCACGCCACGACCGTTAAGAACGCCATCTTCCAAACCGTTGGCGATAGCTTCAAACAAAATGGTCCTTACGTACCTGTCAAGCCATGCGGGACCTAAATCAAGCATAGCTTTACAAACGGGTATGAACGCCGAAAGTTTGTTTTGACCGAAGTTAATTTTGTGGAAGGTTGCACCCAATTCCTTTGTGACGTCGTCGCAAAGTTGCCCCCATATCGCTTTAAACCTGCCGTCCATAGATGAATACAGGTATTCAACTAACGCTTCAGCGTTTTTGAAGTCGATTGCACTTAACAGCGGGTGCGTTTCGGTTATGTCCTCAAAAACCGCATTTATAACAGTTTTGGGAAGAACATCACCAAAGCCGGTTAGTGCCTGTTTAGGGTTTTCAGACCTCATGGCTTCAATTGCTTTTTCGTAGTATTTCTTTTCCTCTGATGTCAAAACTCTGACGCCACGCCCCGCAAGTATCTGGTTATCAACATCTTGCACCATGCCCCTTGCTTCTGCCATAACGGCCTCTTGTAACATCTCTGTGTATTCGGTAAATGCCTGTTGAAAATCCTCCGTGTTGCCATCTTTTAAAGCCTGATTAATTCTGTTTGTAATTTCGGCTTTCTGCGCCAATATCAAATCTTTGTTTTTCATAAATTTAACACTCCTTTTTTTTAATTAAATAGTTTTGAAAATAGCTTTTTGGGTATGTTTTCTTTCGACGGTTCTTCTGTTGGTTCATCAAACGGCGGATTTTGCGGCTCTTGAGCCTGTTTGATGGTTGCTATCAACTCGTCAATCTTTGCAAACTCGGTTTTAAGCTCGGGCAGGTCTGTTATTTTCACCTCCGCTTTAGGTGCGGAGTTTAAAACCTTGTTAAATAGTGCTTGCCGTGCATTTGCCGCAACATTATCGGTTTTGGCATCTTCAACGATAGATGTCGCAAATCCCATCTCGACCGCTTCTTGCGGGGATATCCACGTTTCAGCGTCAAGCATATCCTTCAGCTTGTCCTCTGTGATGTTGATTTTTGACATATAGGCGTTAATTGCCGCTTGGTTGATTTTTTCGAGGTCGTCCGCTTGTTTTCTTAACTCGTCAGCGTCTCCTGCAACCTTTGTCCAAGCGTTATGTATCATCAGCAGTGACGATTCGTTCATGTACCGTTCATCACCCGCCATAAAAACAACACTCGCAATAGAACAAGCGAAACCATCACAGTAAGTTTTAACTTTTGCTTTGTGTCGTTTGAGAGAGTTATATATCGCCAAACCCTCCGCAACCTCGCCGCCGTAAGAGTTAATGAAAACATTTAAAACATCTACGTCTAACCCTTCTATTTCTTTTGACAAAGTATAGCTTGATACATCACTTTCCAGCCACTCAAAAGATGTAATGTCACCGTAAATGTTTATAGACGCTTCCCTGTCCTGCACCGCCAAAGAATAATATTTATTCCTCATTCCCCTCACCCCCTTTCACAGGCTCATAATTTTTGGTAACATAGTGTTCATTTGCCCACTCTTCATTTATTGGCTCATCCCCCGTCAAAACCCTGATGTCGTTAAGTGAATAACCAATGCGGAATAATTTATCGGCGGCATCTGCCGAACCTAACAAATCAACATACTTAATTGCTCTTGTGTCGATTTTTAAGAAATTGCCTTTTTGAACAGCTGTTTTGCCATATCGCTTGCGATTGATTTCCTCTTGAAATAAAACTGCTAACGGCTGAACAAAAAACGTCAAGAAGTTATCAACGGCGTTTTCTGTATTTACCATATCACCCTTTAATAGCGGGGGCGGTATGTGAAGCGCTCTTGCGGTAAAGTCAAAAATATCATCTGCCATTGCTTTTATATCTCGTGTTGTTTCTCGGGAATAAACTTTCTGTCCGAGTTCTTCCCACTCCATACCATCAAACAACGGCAGCACTGCATTGTCGCTTTCTAAAAACTTTTTGAAGTCGCCGTTTATAAGCGCCTCCACTCTTTCTTTAAAGCGTTCATCATTCATTGCCTGCACTTTAGTTCGGAATATACTTCTTATGCCCCTTGATTGCTTGTATTTCTTTTGTGCATATGCTATCATTTGCCCGAAAGTGTCGCAGGCGGCGTCAATTATAGGTTTGCTGTCAACGAAATTTAAGCGCAAAAAAAGAACATCTCGATAGTCGAATGTCCTTTGAAAAGTATAATCTTCAATTGTAACGCCTTTGAATGAATTGCCATATAAGCTGTTGGGTTCAATGGTAAAATCATCAGCAACGTGCAAATTTCCGCTGTCATCTTCTATGATTAAACATTCGTTATCCGTCAACAGTTTTGTGATAGCCTTATGTATAAACTCATATGCGTTTTGATTTTTGTTAGGTTCATAGTTCCATAGGTAAAACTCCTCGCCCTTCAATTCCTCGAAGTTTTGGTACGTCCTGAATTTACACTTTGCTAACGTATTCGCCACCAAGCTGATTGCGCTTTGCAGTGCTAATTTTCTGTAACTCAATTCCGCGGCAAGGTCGCCGAATATTACGCAATCAGCCCTGCGTATGTCTTTGTTAAACCATTCTTTTAGCCAACCAAACAACCCCATCTTATCACCTCGCCTCAATCATATATTTGTACTCCGTAATCAGGATATTCATAGTGTTCAGGTATCAATTCTTCACCGATTACAGAATGGACTAACGCCATGAACGGGTCCGTTTTTCTACTCTTGCCCTCGATTTTTGCATAATAGAAATTGCCTGTATCAACACCTGTTTTGGATTTTCTGTTTTCAAGTTTTGTGTTTCGTGCAGCCCATCTCAATACAGGGTTATCGCCCCAAGTGAAAAAGCCTTTAGAAAAACACCTGTCTATAAGCCCGACAACCTTCATAATCATTTTTGGCGTGACTCTGTGTACCATGCCACTTTCCTCGTCAAAACCGACAGCCGATAAAGCGTTTTTGAGTATTATTAATCTGTGGTCGTCAGCCCATATTCCGACAATCACATATTTTGCGGCTTGCTCTGCGATATAGTCCGCTATAATTTCGGGCGAAATATCGGGTTCATCAACCGCTATTAAATGCCCTTGTTCCTCCCACTCGTCAAGCGGGGCCTTTATTCTGCTAAGTTCAGGGGAACGAGTGCAATACCACGCTTTGTTTATGTCATATCTTTGGTCACCTTTCTTGAAATGCAGATTAACCGCCGCCCAATCACGTCTTACGGCATAGTCAATTCCAACACTGCAACTCCAACCAGTTAAGTCCGGCAAAGGTTTATTAGTGCTTTTGATGTTCTCATAGTCTGTAATAGCTTCTTCGTTGTCGGTTTTCGGTAAGTTGCACCGCTTTGTTAAAAACTCAATCTTTTGTGTAGTGTCATACTTCGTTTCAATAAAATGCTCCTTCATCTCTGTTTGCAAATCAGGCAAATAAGGCAGCGAAGGATTTGCTTTTTCCCACATTTCAGGATTTTCGTATTCGCTTTCGTCGTCAAGTTTATAAATAATAGGCAGCATTTTCATTTCGGTGTTTTCGCCGTCAAGAATTGAGTATGCTATTTCCAACTGTTTATCCAAAACACCCTCACGAACATAACCGTTGGTAGTAATGTAAAAAATCCGGCTGTGTTTACGCTTACCAAAACCGGAAGTGAAGGTCGTAATCAACCGTGAGTTTTCGTATTCGTGAATTTCATCAAAAATTAAACACGCTGAACGCTTACCGTCTTTTGTGCGGGCGTTTGATGTGTTGTATTTGATTTGTGATTTGGTTTTAAGGTTGATGATTTCTTCTTTGTTCTTGTAAAAAAACTTTTTGAGTTTTGCCCAATGAGTTTCCAATACCTCATAAATGTCATTGAAAGATGTTTTTGCCTGTTCTTCGCTGTTTGCGATAATGTCAATGTTGTAACCTTTGACACCGTGGTAATGCGTAGATAAATACCACGCCAACGCCGCCAAAAACTTGTTTTTGCCGTTCCCTCTGGCTATCACCAAAAAAATAGTCCTAAATATCACAGTGTCGTCTTTCAAATTATAACAATGAATACACGCAACAACAAACAATTCCCACGGTATTAATTTTATATCAAAATACTTTTCCATCAGTTCAACGGCTTTGTCTATTTTCTCGCCGTCTATGAACTCATGTTCGCCGTCAAGCTGCCTTCTCACCAAAGGAACCATTTGCTTTAACCTTCTGTTGGCTTTAACCTTTCCTGTTTCGATAGCGTCAAGGTAATCATCAATATACGGATGATATTTACATTTCTTCATCTTCACCACCGCCTATGTCGTCGGTACTCAATCCCAGCTCTTTAAGTATCGACAACATCTGACGGTTTACCATGACTAATTCTTTTACTGACGGATTGTTTTTCTGCATTTCCACGCCGACAGAAGAAACATCTTTATACATTACACCACGCGTTTTAATATCCTGTATAAGTGCGTTTTTAGTTTCCCAAAAACTCATATAGTCATTGATTAAGTCCTCGTAGTGTTCAACCTGTGCACCTTTTAGCGCCAACTGTTTCATCAGGGAATTTCGCACCTTCTCTTTTGACATTTTCGCCATTTTCATCACCTCCGAAAACCAGCTTTATTTTTTAAAATTTCTCGTGCGCGCGAACGATATCTTTTGTGCTA